CTTATAACAACATCTTTAACCATCGATCTACCACACGATTTGGTTGAGCTTAGCAACTTGCCAAAATCATCCTTGAATGATCTACCCAATGTTGACCCGAGTTTCATGTTCTTCAAAGTAAGGTTATAGTCGTTCACGTTTACTTGGCGACACGCCATTATATACTCAATAACTTCTCGCAAATTCATTTCTGGTTTACACATGACACCATTATGACCCTTAACAGAAGTATTATCAATCTCTCTGCCTGTGAGGACGAGAGGATTGACAGTTGCACTCTTTGCATGTTCTGACTCTGGTAAACCATTAGCACGGGGTTTTCGACCTCTAGCGGCGACCTGGGGATAAAACCTCAAATGTGCGCCGTCTGATAGGCCATCCCGTTTGACCTTTTGCCAGTCCACAGAGCCATCATTCAATTGATACTCAGGATCGACCATGACCTTTAAGATCAGCAATCTCCTTAAGGTAGAATTGATATCCACAGCACCTTTAAGTGCTTGATCAAAACTCGTGTTGGTTGTGGTAAGCAAGTAATGGGGAATAAAATTAACATTCCCCTTATCATTTGCGGTTGCTGAAAAGGCAATGTTAGGAGCATTATCCACCAATGTGTTAACAAAAGTTATAAAAGATGAATGTGCTTCAGGGGTGTCCACTGTCAGAATTTCACTAGACACTACTAAACTTTGACCACTATACATAGTCGACTCAATACGGAAATCAACTCCTGATAGGTTCATGTAAGCAATGTCATCTGGGTCTGCTAAAAACCCAGCAAGAGTATTGAGCATGTATCCTTTCCCAATACCAGGAGCGCCTTTGAGTACAACACACAGCGTTTTAACTCGGTAACCACTCTTCTTGGAACCGGTTGGTAAACTACCTAATACAGACTTTATCTCATTCAGTAGAGCCTTGATATACTGACTAGTTGTAGGATTTAGTTTCATGTATCGCATATCCCAGAAATGTTTGATAGCTCTGTAATCCTGCCGGAACTTATCACTTCTCTCTTTTGCTTCATTACCGCTTTTATCCAAATTAAGGAAGTAAGTGCAGAAAGTGATCTGTGGCTTAATAGGGTCTAAAGCTGGATCCACATTCCTAGCACACAATCCAGAGACATACTCGTAGTAAGTGGGAGCTAATCTTGAAAAGATTCCCACAAGCCTCTGTCCTGCTGTCAAGCGCTTTTCAATCCACATTATCAACGCAACAGCTGAAGCAGCAACGGCAACGCCTTTGCCCAACGCATCTTGCATGGCGGAAAAGGTAACATTCCTAGTGAAGTAATGCACTAAAACTGAAAACCAATGACTGATCTTTGATCCAAAGGAATCGGGAATGACCACAGGGTCAGAACCTTTCTCATCATTCTCAACTGCTTTCATGAAATCTCCCAAATCCTTAGATACATTTGTGGAAATATTTGCACTCTTACCCATATAGGCTCGTTTTACTACATCCACACTATCACTAAACCACTTGTTCATCATTCCAGTGCAAGTAGCAACTGTAGAGCCTACTGTCTGGCACAACTTGACGAGAGGTTGAATTATGAATGCTAACATTGATGTAACCCATTCTGATTTAACCACTTCAGTTATAAGGAACAAAGCAACTATATAGATAATGAATACTGGAACTTCTTTGATAGCGTTACAGAGGTAATCATAGTATGAAGAAGCCATGTTCTTAATCGAGAATGAAACAACTTTGCCCCTGAGTGTAGCAATTTGTTCTTTTACAAACGTGCAAATCTTTGTTATAACGGAAGAAATAGTACCTAGAGGGTTACTAAAGAACTCCTTGAATTGCTTCTTGATTTTTTTTATTGCCTCTGCAGGGCAATTCTTTTCCATGAACTTGCTAAACATCCTATAAGCTGAAGTTGCAATAGCTTCACGCTTCTTGGGTTTATCAGATTCATCTTCAGGTTCAAGATAATCATCAAGTTCTTTGAGTTCTTCTCCGGTTTCATAAGTAGAACCAGCAATTGAACCCCCATTGCCATCTGCGTCATCGTCATCATCGCCGTCTTCATCATCGCCGTCATCTGTACTATACGAACCGCAACCCGTCTTTCCTTCCGAGTCACCCACAGCGAGAGCTGGCTGTCTATCATTGTTACGCACATGTTTCAGCTCAGAATCTTTACTAGACTTGGAGCTGTTTTTAGCTTGTAGATGACCTTCCACTTGGACTATTTCGTGGGCAAAGGATTGCAGTTTCCCCTCTACTGGAACGATATCAACTTCTTCTTCCCCCCCAAGGAACTTGGATGCTGGTTCAACAAAGTGTACCGTACCTCTAAGAAGACCAATTTCAACTAACCCTTCCGAGAATACTTGAGAGATTTCAAGGTTGGAATCAGGTACTGGAGCCCATGCCTTACCTTCTAGCGGAAGTGTATGGCTGTTGTTTGACATAGCTCCAGTAGGGATCATCTTATAGGTTCTGTAGGGTGCTGGTAACGTTGCGACATATAATGGATACTTGTATGCTAACCCGTTAAGAGTCAAACGAGGAGCGTAGAGATTGTTAGTTCCTGGTGCAGAATACACCAAAGACTCATGATCGAACACATTAACGGTAAACCCATAGCTTGTGGCACCAGCCCCAGAAAACCCTGTTACTTCAACAGGAACATTTTCTGGAACTTTCAATACTGGATCTCTCTCTTCAATAATCATGATAGACCCATCACCAACCAATATATCAGTTGGATTGATGTTGAGTCCTAACCACATTCCTAGAACGCTGCGTGGAACAGCTTCATAATCTACTAAGAAAGATCTCAGTTTTAAAGAATCCCAGTAGCCTTGATCAGATCCATCTAAAGAAACAGGATCGACGGTATACTTAGACCTATAATCCACTATTTCTTCTTGGGTAATGGCGGCTGAAAAGTTTGGCGCATTTCCAGTTTCAGGCAAGATTCTAAACTTACTTGGCACTGAAACTATAGCAGCCCCAGAAGTGTATTTCCCTTGCTGCATGAAAGGAGTCTCCCAAATCTGTGGTAATCCTACTGGTATACTGAATGTAGAATTTTCCCCCAGTCTCATGTATATTTCCATTGTAATCAGGTCTAGATCTAGCAAGACTTTACCATTCCAATCACCAAATTCATAAGTTGGCTGTGGAGCAGGAACACAATGCCCGGCTTCATTGCCAAACCTGACCTGTGGGCTGATACGCATTACCCATGGGTTATATACTATATTGCTATAGTCACTTGGACTGGTTGGAGTTTTAACCGAACCTATCATTGATGTGGCGGGAATCGTGACGTTAGTCCACTTATCATTGCCGATAACAACTCTGGCAATAGCACAGGAAGTTATACCAGAACTAAATGCTTGGCCTGGTACTTGATGTGGGGTCTCAAAATTTGGCCCTCCTTCCTGTAACAAATCAGGGTTATAATATACTTCAAGTATATA